ATGGCTTTTGTAATGTCAGACAAAGAGCAGACTGTTACTGTTTTTAATTATCATTATGAGACTAAAGAATTTGTTGGGAAAAGTAATTACTACATTGCGCCCTATACTGGGCTACCCGCATCCTGCACAGAAATAAAACCTTTACCCGCTAAAAATGGATATGCGGTTATTTTTAATGAAGAAACCCAACAATGGGAATATGTCGAAGATCATCGCCAAACCGAAGTGTACAACACACAAACTGGGGAGCCGCAGACCATCAGTCAGCTCGGTTTCTTACCAGAAAATACCACACCACTTGCTCCAACAAGCCAGTTTGATCGCTGGAATGGCACCCAATGGATTAAAGATACCGATGCAGAAAAACAATATTACCTAACCGAAGCGAGGCAAAAGAAAAGTATTTTACTGGAGGAAGCCAAGACTCAAATTGAAATTCTTAAAGACAGTATTGAGTTTGATATAGCCACTCCAACAGCCGAATCTGAGTTGGTAGCATGGCGTAAATATCGCGTTCAGCTTAATCAGTTAGATATATCAGCGGCACCGGATATTGATTGGCCGGAGCAACCGGAGTAATTCGGGCGGGCGCTAGCCCGTTTACTCTGCTTGACAAACCCACGTTTTATTGAGTCCTGCTTTTAAGTGCACAAAGGATAAAATAACAATATATGTATTTATTTTAATTAGTTAATTTTGACATAAGAGGAAATGAACCTGTAGCTTCGAAGAAGCTTTGGGGTATATAATTATTTATCTTATGCTCATAACAATACTCGATTAGCTGTTTTTTACTGGTGACATTAATTTTCCCATAAATATTCTGAATTATGTTACAGATTGTTCTCGGTGATAAATGGATTCTTTTTGATATTTCCTTGCTGGTAAAGGATTGCATGATATAAAAAATAACTTCCCACTCTCGTTTTGAAAATAGTTCAGATGGAGGTGTAAACACAAGTGAGGTTGGGATTTTTATTTTATACAAATTCTTCAGTAATAGATTATCGACCGGTCTTCCATGGAAAATCGTCCCTTGTGAAATGCCGTCTTTATCTATTAAAGGATACTTATCAAAAAACCAGGCTTGAAAATAGGTTTGCCCGTCAAAAGCATGTATTTCAATTGATGTTATACGGTCTTGCAATAGCTCGACTTTGCGGTCATGCTGTTGAAAATCTGTTTGAAATTCAGCGGTAGGCGCTGGGAGTTCTCCGTCAAATCGTCCTTCAACGCAAAATTTGTTTGGTAATGCCAATAAGGCTTTGTATTTATCATTTGCATAAATAAACTTTGATTGATTATCTTTTGCCCCCCAAGGCTCAGAACTGAGTTTCCAAAAATGTATTAATAACTTTAGTGAGTCGTATAGGGATTTATTCATTCAATTCACCTTTTAGTGTCGTAATTATATTTTAATTATTAATTAAATAGGTAATAATTCATCTTAGCTTCATATTTAAGTCGTGATTGTTTAATTATTAAATAGCGGTTACCATCAGCTGTCTAGGTCATTTTTTACTCTGCTAACAAAAAGGATGTTTGGCATGATAATTTTTTCAAACTTTGGTGGTAATAAAATAAAAGAAGACCACGTCGTAGGTATATCAATTATAGAAATGTTTAAGAAAAAGGGTTTACAGGCCTATGCTACAATAATTGATCAAGGAAAGTATGTCGGCTGTCATAGTCATACTGAAGGTGAAGAATGGTATATCATCCTTTCAGGAGAGGGCTCTATTTGGACAGCAGATGTTATAGAGGGTATTTTAAAAAATCACCGAGAGGATAAATTTAGCAAAGGTTCTGTATTTTGCATTTATCCCAATACTGCACATCAACTCACCGCGAAAACAACGGTTGAGTTCGTATTTTTATGTCCAGAATCGCATGTTACCGATGACAGATATATGTTTGAAAATATTTTTAGGTAATATGGGCAGATGGCCCACGCATAAAACCACTTTCCGGATAAGTGCGGCTTCGACTTTGCATCTCTGATGATTTTGTCACTGCCTGCTGTTGTGCCAGACCTTAGCCAACCCGGATAAATAGCACCTTATAAAGACCAACTGGACAATAACACTCATCTCTTAACCACGGAGTTAAACGGATGAGTGACTATCACCACGGCGTACAGGTCATCGAAATCAACGACGGTACCCGTGTCATTTCTACTGTCTCAACCGCGATTGTTGGTATGGTCTGCACGGCCAGCGATGCAGATGCAGCAACATTTCCCCTCAATGAGCCGGTGTTAATTACCAATGTACAGAGCGCCATCGCCAAAGCCGGTAAAAAAGGCACATTGGCCGCAGCATTACAGGCTATTGCCGATCAGTCGAAACCCGTCATTGTTGTTGTGCGTGTGGAGGAGGGTTCCGGCGATGATGAAGAAGCCAAACTCGCGCAGACAGTTTCCAACATCATTGGCACCACTGATGAAAACGGTAAATATACTGGCCTGAAAGCCCTGCTTACCGCCGAGGCAGTCACCGGTGTTAAGCCCCGCATTCTTGGGGTGCCGGGGCTGGACACCAAAGAGGTCGCCGCAGCACTTGCATCCACTTGCCAGAAGTTACGCGCATTTGGTTATGTCAGCGCGTGGAACTGTAAGACTGTTTCCGAAGCGAAAGCCTATCGCGAGAATTTCAGCCAGCGTGAGCTGATGGTGATCTGGCCGGATTTTCTGGCATGGAACACTGCGACTAACACGACAGCTATTGCCTACGCCACCGCTCGCGCACTCGGTCTGCGTGCCAAGATCGACCAAGAACAGGGCTGGCACAAAACGCTGTCTAACGTCGGTGTCAATGGCGTCACCGGTATCAGCGCCTCGGTATTCTGGGATTTACAAGAACCGGGTACTGATGCCGACCTGCTCAATGAATCCGGTGTCACCACGCTGATCCGCAAAGATGGTTTTCGTTTTTGGGGCAACCGTACCTGTTCGGATGACCCACTATTCCTGTTTGAGAACTATACCCGCACCGCACAGGTTATCGCCGATACCCTGGCCGAGGGGCATAGGTGGGCGGTGGATAAACCTGTCACCGCCACATTGATTCGCGACATTGTAGATGGCATCAATGCCAAGTTTCGCGAGCTAAAAACTAACGGCTATGTCGTTGATGCAAGCTGCTGGTTTGACAAAGAAGCCAATGATGCCGAAACCTTGAAAGCCGGAAAACTGTATATCGATTATGACTATACGCCGGTACCGCCACTAGAAAACCTGACCTTACGCCAGCGTATCACCGATAAGTATCTGGCAAATCTGATCTCCTAGGTTAACAGCAAGTAAGGAGCCTGAACAATGGCAATGCCACGCAAACTGAAAATGATGAATGTGTTCCTGAATGGCTACAATTATCAGGGCGTCGCCAAGTCAATTACGTTACCCAAACTGACCCGTAAGCTCGAAAACTATCGCGGGGCGGGCATGAATGGCAGTGCTCCGGTCGATCTCGGTTTGGATGATGATGCTCTGTCAATGGAATGGTCGCTTGGTGGTTTCCCTGATGCGGTTATCTGGGAGTTGTATGCTGCCACTGGTATCAATGCGGTACCGATTCGTTTTTCTGGCTCTTACCAGCGCGATGATAGTGGCGAAACGGTGGCCGTCGAAGTCGTGATGCGCGGTCGCCAGAAAGAGATCGACACCGGCGAAGGCAAAGAGGGAGAGGATACTGAAGCGAAAATCTCGGTGGTCTGCACTTACTTCAAGCTGACGCTGGATGGTAAAGAATTGGTCGAAATAGACACCCTTAATCTGATTGAGAAGGTGAATGGCGTCGACCGCCTCGAGCAACATCGCCGCAATATCGGCCTGTAATCTTTACCCGGTCAGTCAGGCTGGTCGGTTTCCCCTGAAACTAAGTGAAACGAGAAAATTATGACGAAAGAAAACGAGAATATCGTCACTTTGGAAAGCCCAGTTAAACGTGGCGGGCAGGAAGTCGCGAGTATCACCCTGATCAAACCTAATGCCGGGACACTGCGCGGTGTCAGTCTGGCGGCAGTAGCGAACTCTGAGGTTGACGCGCTGATTAAGGTGTTGCCGCGTATGACTTATCCGTCACTGACTGAACAGGAAGTCGCCGCATTAGAACTGCCCGACATTGTGGCACTGGCTGGTAAGGTGGTGGGTTTTTTATCGCCGAATTCGGTGCAGTAGATTTCCCGAAGAAACTGTCGGTCGATGATTTGATGGCAGATATTGCCGTGATATTCCACTGGCCACCATCAGAGTTATACCCCCTGAGTCTGACCGAACTCATCACATGGCGCGAAAAAGCGCTCCAGCGAAGTGGAAATACCCATGAGTAACAACGTTAAGTTACAGGTATTACTCAAGGCTGTTGACCAAGCAACGCGCCCGTTTAAATCCATTCAGACAGCGAGTAAATCGCTGTCTGCGGATATTCGTGACACGCAGAAACACTTCAAAAAACTCAACCACCAAACCAGCCGTATTGAGGGTTTTCGCAAAACAAACGCGCAGCTTGCCGTCACAGGTCAGGAGCTGAAAAGAGCAAAAGAAGAAGCTCGCGCGTTAGCTATTCAGTTTAGAAACACCGAGCAGCCGACACGCGCACAGGCTCAGGCGATGGAGACCGCGCGCAAAAATGCCGCCGCTCTCCAGCTCAAACATAATAGCTTGCGACAGGCGGTACAGCGCCAGCGTCAGGAACTCAGCCAAGCGGGCATAAATACACGCACATTGGCGGCAGATGAACGACGCCTGAAAACTGCCATCAGCGAAACCACGGCACAATTAAACCGTCAGCGTGAAGCACTGGCACGGGTCAGTGCGCAACAGGCGAAACTCAATGCGGTAAAGCAGCGCTATCAGACAGGTAAAGAACTGGCGAGTAATGTTGCGGGCTTCGCGGCCACCGGAGTTGGGATGGCGACCACCGGCGTACTAGCCGAGGCGGTGCTGTTGAAATCTGGCTATGAATTCTCGTTGCAAAACTCGACCCTGCAAGGGGTGCTGGGTTTAGAGAATGACGACCCAGCACTGACTGCACTAAAAAGGCAGGCACGGCAAATCGGTGATAATACTGCGGCTTCTGCCGGAGATGCTGCTGCTGCACAAATTATCATCGCCAAAGCCGGTGGCGACAAAGACGCCATTATCGCGACCACCCCAACCACGCTGAATATGTCGCTGGCCAACGCTCGTAGCATGGAAGAAAACGCCACCTTACTGATGAGTACCAAATCAGCATTCGGTTTAGCCAATCAGCAAGTGGCACATCTTGGTGACGTGATTTCAGCTACGCTGAACAAAACTGCCAGCAATTTTGACGGTTTAAGAGATGCTCTGACCTATGTCGCTCCGGTGGCGAAAAATGCCGGAGTCAGTCTGGAACAGACCGCCGCAATGGTGGGTGCCTTGGCTGATAGTGGTATTACCGCCTCGATGGCGGGTACCGGTTCTCGTGCGGTGCTCACTCGTCTGCAAGCGCCAACCGGCAAAGCCTATGATGCCATTCAGGAGTTAGGGGTTAAAACTGCTGATCGCCGGGGCAATATGCGACCCGTCTTTAAAATTTTGCAGGAAATGCAACGCAGTTTTGAGAAGAACAAATTGGGTAGCGCCCAACGGGCGGAATACATGAAGACTATCTTCGGCGAGGAAGCCGCTTCCGCCGCCGCAGTACTAATGGCCGATGCAGCTAATGGCAAACTTGAACAGCTGACACAAACCTTTGTTCGTTCCGACGGCAGTACCGAGCGGCTAGTTAATGTGCAGCAAGATAATCTCGGTGGTGATTTTAAACAATTCCAATCAGCCTATGAAGCGGTGGGTAATGACCTGTTTGAACAACAGGAAAGTACCCTGCGCCGCCTAACCCAGACGGTGACCCAATATGTGTTAAAACTTGATCTATGGATACAGAAAAACCCAAAATTGGCAAAAAATCTGCTTCAGATCACCAGTGCCGCGATTGGATTGGTTGGTGTTATGGGTGCTATCGGGCTGGCTGCATGGCCGGTGATTCAGGGGATTAACACCGTGATTGCCGTGGCCGCTTCATTGGGTACTGCTTTCAGTCTGGCAAGCAGTACCATCATGGCGGCGGTCGGTGGACTAACATGGCCGATTACTGCCGCCGTTGCCGTTATTATCGCCGGTGCTTTGCTTATCCGTAAATACTGGCAACCAATTAGCAGTTTTTTCTCCGGCGTGGTCGAGGGATTAATAGCTGCTTTTGCCCCGATTGCCGAGCTGTTCGCTCCGCTTAAACCGGTATTTGACTGGTTACACGAAAGACTCCAGATGACAATTCACTGGTTTAAGCAATTAATTCAGCCGGTGCAATCCAGCAAAGAGAGTCTTGAAAGTTACAAGAATGCTGGCATCACCTTTGGCCGGGCCATTGCTGACGCTCTCACCCTACCCATTCAAGCGTTTAATAAGTTACGGGATTGCATCGATTGGACACTGGAAAAACTGGGACTGATTAATAGCCAGTCTGATGGGCTGGAAGAAAAGGCCAATACTTTCGCTACCGGAGCCAATGGCTACGGTTACTCTCCCAGCAGCGGTTTGCTCAGTGCTAACTATGCACCGGTTAGGGCCAGTAATAACGTGGCTTACACCGATCACAGCACCAACAGTTATAGCATTGGTGTACAGGTTCCGGCAGGCAGTTCGCCAGAAGAAACCAAACGACTGGTGCGGGAGGCTCTGGAAGAAAGCGAGCGGCAGAAACGGGCAAACTTACGTTCTCGGATGAATATCGATTAGGAGGCAGACATGATGCTAACCCTCGGTCTGTTCGTGTTTCAGTTACAGACCGTCGCTTATCGAAGTCTACAACGTAATATCGATTATCGCTGGCCGTCGAACAACCGGATTGGTCTGCGCCCGGCACGTCAATTTCTCGGCATCGGCGAGGAAAAAATGACACTTTCCGGTGTGCTACTACCAGAAATTACCGGCGGGAAAATGAGCCTACTCACATTGGAGAAAATGGCCGAACAAGGTAAAGCGTGGCCGCTGCTGGAAGGTTCCGGCACCCTTTATGGTATGTACGTGGTCAATAGCGTTAGCATGACTCATAGCTATTTTTTCTCTGATGGCAGCGCCAGACGGATTGAATTCAGTCTCACTCTCAGCCGCGTGGATGAGTCACTATCATCAATGTATGGCGATTTACAGGAGCAGTTCAATGGGTTAATGGGAGGTTCGCAGGAATGATAACGGCAGTGCCTATGGAAGCTGGATCCAATATTGCGCCTGCTTTTATGCTGACACTGGATAAACAGGATATTAGTCATAATATCAGCGCCCGCTTGCTCTCATTGACTCTGACTGATAATCGCGGCTTTGAAACTGACCAGTTAGATATCGAACTGGATGATAGTGATGGTCAATTGATGATGCCGCTACGGGGAGCGGTACTGACACTGTATCTTGGCTGGCAAGGTTCGGCGCTGATTCATAAAGGCAGCTTTACCGTTGATGAAGTGGAACATCGCGGCGCACCGGATACCGTGACCATCCGTGCCAGAAGTGCAGATTTTCGTGGAACGCTAAATTCCAGACGCGAGAGATCATGGCATGACACCACGCTCGGCGCTATCGTTGAAGCCATCGCCACGCGGAACAAACTCATTGCCAGCGTAGCTCCAGCATTAGCCTCAATTAAAATTCCGCATATCGACCAGTCGCAGGAGTCCGACGCTAAATTCCTCACTCGCCTTGCAGAACGGAACGGGGGCGAGGTCTCCGTCAAAGCGGGGAAGCTGTTGTTTCTTATAGCTGGTCGCGGCGTAACAGCCAGTGGCCAACCCATTCCGCAAGTCACCCTCACCCGCAGCGACGGCGATCAGCATCAGTTTGCCATCGCTGATCGGGGCGCTTACACCGGTGTCATAGCCAAGTGGTTACACACCAAAGACCCGAAGCCGCAAAAACAAAGAGTTAAGCTCCAGCGCAAACCTAAAGAACAGCATTTAAGGGCGTTACAACACCCCAAAATGAAACCGGTAGCGAAGAAAAAAACCACTAAAGAGCAGGAAGCACGCGAGGGTGAATATATGGTGGGCGAAGCGGATAACACGTTTACCCTGACGACAACTTTTGCCAGCAAAGCGCAAGCCATACGAGCTGCTCAGGCAAAATGGGATAAATTACAACGTGGTGTAGCGGAGTTTTCTATTACTTTGGCCATTGGCAGACCCGAGCTTTACCCGGAAACCCCTGTCAAAGTAAAGGGATTTAAGTCGGTTATCGATAACCAGCCGTGGATAATTACTAAAGTTATTCATTCGCTCAATAATAGCGGTTATACGACAAACCTCGAACTTGAAGTTCTACTATCAGATATAAGCTATGAAGCTATTGATGGATAACTTGTTGAATACAAACAGATGATTTATTCATTTGAATAATTTAAAATAGTCAATAAGCTCAAATGAACGTTGAGGTGTTTATTATGATGCGATGCCCTATTTGCCGTTGCACAGCACATACTCGATCCAGTCGTGAAATATCTGCCGAAACTAAAGAGAGATATAATCAGTGTACCAATATTAATTGCGGACACACCTTTATTACAATGGAGACATTTATTCGCTCTATTATGACTCCGGGTGTTATTAATAAAGTTCCGCCACATTCAACTGCTCAAGGGCAATCAACGCTCAATTTCTAA